TAAGAAATTATTGGACCGAAAAAGTGAGTGAATCATTACAAGAAGATGAAAATATGATCACCTGTGAAAGATGTGGAAGGTATTGGGACGGAATGGCTCAATGCCCCTGCGGAATTTGGTTATCTGATGAAGAAACAGAGTCAGATTCAGCCGATACAGATGATGATGAAGTTAATGATGATGATGATGATGATGAAGTTAATGATGATGATGAAGTTGATGATGATGATGATGATGATGATGATGATGATTATGAAGAGGTTCAAGATACTAAAAAATCAATTAAGAAAATACAAACGATTATCGATGGAGAAATAAATGGAAAGATACCCGACGGAATTTACCTAGAATTAATGAATCAACTAAAACTCGCTTTTAACTCTTGCTAACAAATTTTGATATCTATATTTTTTTTATCATATATTATAAATGTATAAAATTAATCATTACGAAACACCACTACAAATCAAAACCATTGAAGGTTTTTCACTCAATCGAATCAATGAAACTTTGAAAGAAAATAATTCCAATTTAACAATCTTATCATTCCTCAAAAAAAAGAATCAACAGAAAACAAACAAAGAACTAAATCAGTTTAATCACAAATCAAGTATCTCCTGAATCTCATTTGATTTTTTCATAAATATACAGATTTTTTGATTTTTCCCTTCAAAAAGATCATTATTTACATTTTCCATCTTTTTTACCAACTCAATATAATCATATATATTTCCAAGTGATTCCATATTTAAACTTTTTTTTAGAGGTGTCACTTTTTCATTCACAGTCAATTTAACCCCCTCAATACTTTCTTTCTTGAAAATTCCACGTTCTATATTAATATTTTTACTTATCATCACTTGTTCGCATTCATCTTGTATTATTTTAACTCTTTTTACAAGTGTTTCAATTCTAGATGTTTCATTGGATTTTCCATAACTATTTGTTACTTCCTTATGTAACCATTCGACGTAAATTCCAATTTTAGAAATTGTAGTAGCATGGTCAATGATCGTTTCAAAATCCATTTTTTTATTTTTTTTATTTAAAAATTATTCAAATTTTTTTAGTATAAATATCTAACCAATTATTATTAATGATCCTTTTAGATGGTAAAAAAATATCGACCCAAATCAATCAAGGAATTACAAATCGAATTAAAATTCTAAAAGAAAATAATATTTTACCATCATTAGCTGTTATACTCGCAAATGAAACCATTGAAAGCAAAACATACGTTTCTATGAAACAAAAAATGTGCGAAAAATTAGGTATTCAATGTAAGATTATTCATCTAATAAAACCTTTCAATAATGATGATATTTTAAAACTTCTTTCCGATCTAAATAAAGCAAATAATATTCACACGATTCTAGTTCAATTACCATTACCAAAACATATCGATAAAAATAAAATTTTATCGGCTATATCTCCCGAAAAAGACGTCGATGGTTTAAATCCTTTGAATTCTGGTAAATTATTTCAAAATAACAATATACACTTTATACCTTGTACTGTAAGAGCTTGTATGGAACTTTTAGATCACTATAAAATAGATATTAAAGGAAAACATGCTGTTATCGTTGGATCCAGTATTTTAGTTGGTCTTCCTTTATCAACGTGTTTACTTCATAGAGGAGCAACAATTACATTATGTAACATTAATACAGTTGATACAAAATCACAAGTTAACAATGGAGATATTGTAATTTCCTGTTGTGGTGTTCCTCAACTGATCAAAAAAGATTGGCTTAAAAAAGGCGCAATTGTTCTCGATGTAGGTATTAATAAAATCAATACTCCAGATGGTACAAAACTTGTCGGCGATGTTGATTTTGATAATGTTAAAGATATCACAAGTTATATTACACCCGTTCCCGGCGGGATTGGTCCGATGACGATTTCAATGTTAATTAAACAAATCGTTGAAGCGTGTGAAAGAAATAATATCTAAATTTGAAAGGTAAGTATTAGTACAACACAAAACTAATTTATATGACGATGTACAAGCTCACTGTGCGAGGCAATCTCCAACTATGTATTTGTATGTTTTATTTCCTTATCATTTTCATGGGTGCCCTTGATATTTATAACGGAGACTTCTACGATAACTCAAAATATATTAAAGAAGGAACAGATGGGATAATGTGCGATGATTTTATCTATGGTTGTTGTAAGATCTACGATTCGTGTCAAATCGTCAATCATCGACTTGAATCAACATTTCTTGATATAGACCCTACGAATGCTGTTTGTGAAGATGAAAAATGTTCAAATTGTCCTCGCCTTACCGAATTAATCAGGTATTATAATCACTATATGGAAAATTTAGTAGATAATGAAAAATGTGAAAATGGCCAATATCTAGGTAACTATAATCCTAACGCAAATCAACATAATAATTGTTCAGTTATCAATACCGCTTGTGACACTCGATATTATTGGGATGTATTTCGAAGGGATCAACCAACTTATATTGATCTTTATTTACGACAAACAACTGATCCGACTCATGTTCTCAATCGATTTGTCTATCATAATTATGGAAAAAAAACACATATTTATGATATTTGGATGTTCTATAATGATGTCTATATACCTGAAACTAAACTCAATCAAAAATTTCTCACATGCGTCTTCTTTTCAACTGTTATTCTGATATGTCTATCAATCTTAAATTGTATGGTTCATAAGAAAAAACCAGAAGAATATCAACAAACGGGATCAAGTGATAAAAATGATAATCGTGTCGGTGTTCCATAATTAAAATATTGTATCTTTAAAATGTATTATACTTTATCCGAATCAAATAGTCTTTATGAAAAAAAAACATTTATTTTTTATCAGGAAAATGTTAAAAGAAAAATTACAATCTCAATTAATAATTTTTCTATTCCATATTATGAAGAAGAAAACTCACAAAACTCAAAAAACTCAAAAAACTCAAAAAACAAAAAAAATTAAAAAATTATTTTTTACATATTCCACAAATAAACAATACCTCACAAAAAGACAAATTGTCAGATTAATGAAAAAAGAATTTAAACTTTCCTATTCTAATCATGTTGTAACCTCATTAATGAATATCTGGGGTAAAAAATTTGGTTCATCACATTTCATTGTAAAAGATCATTTTCCAAAACTGTTTTTAAAACCCAACGGTTTCTTCAGAGATATTTCACTCTAATCAATCAATTGAATTACCATCATCCCCACAAGTTGATGAATAATCGGATTCATCTCCAGATTCATCACATTCACCCATCATTCCATACAAATATAACGGAATTGCGAGAATATTCTTTTTTTCCTTGTAATAATTAATATCTTGAGAATATTGAAGATTATTTGCCCTGAAAAGGTTACTCTTATTTACAAAGTAAAGGTTGTTGAAATATTCGTTTTCATCTCTATCATTCTTATTTTGAGACCAATCGTCCAATAGAATAATATACGATTTCACATAATTTTCCTTCACGTGACCAAACACTTTTGAAAATTTATTGAATGTATTTTCATCCGATTGAACTCTTCCCATAACTGTGTATCTTTGAGTTAGATAATTCTGAAGATATTTAATTATTTTCTCCTTTGGATAGCAATAATTATTCATTAGCTTTTCGCAAAACTGAATTATTGAATTTTCACTCGATTTACATACTTCGTAATATCCACTAAATGGTGATTTATCCTTCTGAAGCCAATTTTCTAGTTCTGAATCACCCTTTGTTATGATTGTTTGTTCCATCTTTTGAATCACATTATCAATTGTGCTTTCAACTGAATCATAGGAATTTTCCCTCAATTTATCAATATTACTAAAGATGTTATTTGGGAAATCATCATATGTGTTTTCATTCTCCAAAATACGAATGTAATATTCGTTCTGGAGCTTCGAATATCCTTCCATCAATGACCTCAATCCAAATGTCATACTATGTGGAATCGCATCCTTATATGCTTGAAATGACTTACCAAATGAATCACTCCATCTTTGACCTTTCTCTTCGTCTATCTTCATCTTAATATTGTTTGACAAAGCATATGGATCTACCTTTTCTCGAATTTCATTCACTACATACTTATACACGTCAAGCCTCTCAATTGATGCAACACTATCATTGGAAAGATCAGATATATCACTAATCCATCGCGAAATATGAGTATTAATCAAATCTGTAACAATACTAGAATTGTTTGTCTTAAACAACTTATCTACCACCCACACTCGACTCGAATATGAATTGTAAATTTGGATCAACTTTTGAAGTTCATCCGCGTCAATTGTAATGTTTTTCTTAATTAGTTCTTCATTATTTAGTTCTTGTTTAATACGATCAATCAATATCTTTGATTGACGATCTTTTGTCAAATAATCTTTCAAGATCTTGGTAAATTGTAGATATCCAGTAATCTCAAGTGTATCACTAATATCTGCTTCTTCAAAATGTTCTTTGATCATTTCTCTCTTTCCTTTTTCATTCATCTTGTTCCATGCCCTCCTCCCTATCTCATTGACACCAAACTTCTGAAGAAGCTTCACATCCATCTCAACACTTGGATCATTATGAAGCATACGATACACAAATGTATCGGCTGCTGAAATAGGTGAGAAATCGTAATTGAGTTCAAGTAAGTTAACGTTTAATATTTCTTTACTTATCTCTTCAGTTGTTTTGATGATGTTATCGTAGTTCTCTTGATCTTCTTCATCCATCTCAAAATCTCCATCGACAACTTCTTCACTCATTGTCATCTCATCACACTTATTCACAAGTGTAAGGAGAAACACATCTCTTCCATTCTTCTTCTTTTCTTGATCAATGTTCTTGATCAACATCTTCAAAATGTCAATCTGATCGGATGTATTCAGTGGAGAATTGATATCAACAATATGAATGATAATATCCAATTCTGAGAAATTATCCTCAATCCACTTGTAATAAATATCTTTTGTCTTCGCATCATTCAATCCAGGAATGTCGTAAATGTCTATAAAGATGTTATCAGACAAACTTGTGAAATCCTTGATCTTTGGAATCATGTTCCTCACAAGATTACAATTTTCATTACTCAATTCAACACTACCATTAAAGATATTTCTGTTGTTTTCTTTGTTCTTCTTCAATATTTCTTTTGTTTCTTCGTGTGAATAAATTGTATTGTTTGTCTCCTGATAAACAGAAGGCAACATAGTGGTACGACACTTCTTCATCTCTTCATACTGATTCACACAAATAGAATTCAAAAGTGTCGACTTTCCACAACTCACACACCCAACCAAACCAATACGGATACTGTTCCTCTTGTCCATACTGTCCACCTTGTGATATGTCTTTTTTCCAACCATTTTGCTCGTTTGTTTACTCTTTTCTTCGATCGTTTGTTTATTCTGTTTTATTTGAACCAGTATAATACTTCAAATTTTTATATTTTCTATTGTAAAATGGATATGATTGGTGGAGGTATCTCAAAACTAGTTGAAAAAAGCATCATAAATGATAAAAAAATGGGGAAAGCATGTCTAGTAGAGAAGAACATAACCTTGCTACCGTGTCCATGCTCTGGGATGCGGTGTCCATGCGGTTGTGGTCACAAGTACGGTGGGGTGTGTCGAAGGTCGCAGCCCTGTGCCTTGTGTGAGGAGGATCTTCGAAAGCTCTAGGAGTTCATTATTGTAAAATGGACTTACAACCATGCTACGATTAATCGTAAATAATGGAAATAGTATCCAAAATTTCAAACCATTATCTACAATGGAATCCATCATTGTTGTTCTGTTCCAATTTCTTCTCCATTAACTTTTTTTCCTGCATCAATTTAAACATTCGAAGTTCCACTAATTCAAAGTTTAACTCACTATTCCTCTTTTTTAATCTTTCAACTTCATTTTTAAGCTTTGTATTTTCATTCACAATATTATTCATATTTGGTTGAATAAACGCATTTGTTAAATCGGGTACATTTTTTGATATCTCTGTTTTCGCATCTTCAAAGAAATCAGAAAATTCACTCAATACACTATTCGCCATATTCATTTCTTTTATTATTTACTATCTATTTTATTTTTATATCAAATTTGATTTTTGCTATATTTACTTTATAAAAACTTTAGTATGACAGATATCGAAGATATCACTACAAAACAAATCAATATTGACTTTTTGAAAGATTTAATCTCATCTCAGTTTAATTCTGAAAAAGATTTTCAATCTAAATATAATTCGTTAAGGAAAAAATATCGAATTTGTCCAAGTAAAACCCTTCTACGAAAATTATACAATGAATTACTTCTTAAGAAAGAAATCACCCAGAATCATTCGTTTATTACCTATTCAATAAAAAGAAAATCAAGATCTTCTTCAGGTGTTAATGTGATTACTATTCTCACAAGCCCCTTTCCTAAATATACTAACTCAAATGGAGAACAAGTTACACAAACTTTTAGTTGTGGTAAAAATTGCGCATACTGTCCCAATGAACCAGAAGTAAGGATTACAATGGAAATTACAAATATTCATATTGATCTAAAATCAATTTCAATTCAAACAAAGGATGATATTCATCTTATTAAAAGCCTTAATTACATCATTCAAAAGAATATTCGTTTTGATGTTGAAAAATGTTACCAATTTCATAATAATGGTTTCACAATTGAACTAACGAATGAACTTCAAAATAATTTTCAAATTGGTAATACGATCATTGGTGTTAAAATTGCTCAACCACGTAGTTATCTTTCAACTGAACCCGCAGTTCTTCGTGCGAATCGTAATAAGTTTGACCCAGTATTACAAATCTATGATAGAGCAGATGCCCTTGATTCATGTGGTCATGCTGTTGATAAAATTGAAATATTAGTTCTGGGTGGAACTTGGGATCATTATCCTCTTGAATATCAAACAGAATTTATACGTGATATTTATTATTCAATTAATAATCTAACTACTCGAGGTGGTATGAAATTACCATTAGATCAAGAAATTGAATACTCTCAGACCTCACCAAAAAGAATCATCGGTTTAACCCTCGAAACAAGACCCGATTGTATCACACTAAAACAAATCAAAAAAATAAGAAAATTTAATGTGACCCGTCTTCAAATTGGTGTCCAACATATCGATAATGATGTCCTTCAAAAGATTGAAAGAGACAGTACGATTGAAGATACAGTGAATGCGAATTACCTTTGGAAACATAATGGTGGTAAAATTGACTGGCATCTTATGCCTGATCTTCCAGGTAGTTCGATTGAAAAAGATATTGAAATGTTTCGTAAGCTTTTCTCTGTCAAATCAATCACAGAATTTAGCAAAAATCACTTTGTATACGATCTAGAATATCCAGAATTACAAGCAGATCAATTAAAAATTTATCCTTGTTCTGTTGTAGATTGGACCAAAATTAAAGAATGGTATGAGGAAGGTTCATACAAACCTTACTCCGAAAATGAAGATGATTTAATTAAAGTAATCACTTATATCAAAGAAAATGTATTTCCATGGATTCGTATTAATCGTATCATTCGAGATATCCCCAATACAAATATTATCGGTGGAAATAAAAATGTAAACCTTCATCAAAAAATTATTGATCAAGGAATTCAATCCAAATGTATTCGATCCAGAGAAGTTAAAGATAGAAAAGGAAATATTCATCAAGCTGAATTATTTGTAAGACAATACAATGGAGTTAATTCAACGGAATATTTCATTAGCTATGAAAGCCCCGATCAAAATATACTCTATGGTTTTCTCAGATTAAGAATCAATCACTCAAATGATCATTTAATCTATTCAGGACTTAAAAACTCCAGCTTTGTAAGGGAACTCCATATTTATGGATCTGTTGTAAAACATAATAATAAATCTGTTAAAAATATTCAACATAACGGATTTGGAAAAAAACTTCTACAGAAAGCGGAAGAATTATCATCCATATACAATGTTGATAAAATTTCAATTATCGCTGGTGTCGGTGTTAGAGAATATTATGAAAAAAATGGTTATCATCTATACAAAAATTATATGGTTAAAAATATTTCACCTCCGAAACTTTATATGTTCGAAATAACTATACTTTTCACTATTTTCATCATCTTCATCAGTATTTTATATGATATATATTATTAATGTGTTTCAGAAATCCAAAATGTAATTGGTGTGGTAAAAGGAATCAAGATTGTCTCAAAATCACTCTTTTTTGTAAATGGTATGGTTTACATATCTGTGATTCATGTTATGATAATAAAATCAAAAATATAGGAAATAAATATCCTCAGTTTTAATGTCCATTCGATGGAACACATCGTTTTACATTCTCACCACAATTATCAAATGATATCATCGATGGATTTGTATCTAAACAAACAGATCCTGTTGGACAATCATCCACACGTGAAATACTATTCTGTGACCCATCTTCACAAAATCGATAACAAATTTCACCATACCTTAATTCACCACTCGTAAATGCCTGACAATATGGTTCATTTGTTGTAAAACAATACATCATCGTACATCCTCCAATGTTTCCATCATTTACACTACAAGTATTACATCCATCATACCATGTTATACAATTTCGAGGCACTTCATTTGTATCATCTAAACAATAAGCATCCTTTTTTACAGAACACATCTTCTCCGTACAAATTAATCGATTTTCGTCCATTTCACAACTATTACATCCATCATACCAATGATTACATCCTTCAATGACACAATTTCCCCAACTATCTCTAACAGTATTACATACCTGTTCACAGGTTCCAGGCGCATCTGCGATTAAAGGACCCATTCGATACACACATTCCAAATCTTGATTACATACTCCAGACATACCATATGGCATATAACCACCACAACTTTCACCTTCTCCAACTGTATTTTGTACCCTCGAACAATCAATTGTTGGACATCCTGATGAACATCCACAATGATCAACTGTAGGTTCGATCAACCGACAAGTAGGCGCTACAGCTGGCATTGGACAAGGAGCCGGTGGAGGACAACGATCAGGACAAACATTTACAGTCTCCTCTTGAGAAATACAAGTATAATCACAACAATTTCCAACTCGTAAAGCACACTGCGAAGATTGACATTCCGGTTCTTGACACGCCATTCGACATGTCTGAATATTTGATTTGGAACAAAAATCTACTTCTCCCACTTGTTCCATACAAGGTGTTTCCCAAGGTCTTTCACATCTTTGACTACTTTCACACCACTGGTACCCACCATCTAATACACAATTATGTTCGTCCGTCTGGCTCCCAGGTGGACGAAGTGGAATAATATCGGATTGTGACTTTGTAATCCCCGCGAAATATATAAACCCAATTTTAATCATTCGTAACATCTTTTATATATATATTATTATTTTTTTAAATAAAAAATAGTTGTTATTATTTAAAAATTTTTTGAAAAATAATATTAATGAATAATATAATGAACCTTTTAGCCTTGAAAATTTCCCGTGATATCGAAACAAATAAAAAGAAAAAACAAACCATTCCTGATTGTAAAAAGGATGAGAATGAAAATAAAAAAAATAATCTTATAAAAACAATAAAAGAACATAGTCCCAAAACATTAAGGAAAAATTTATCAAATGATAATTTTATGAAATTTCAATGGCCCTGGTTATTCTAAAAATTTGAAAGAATTATTGATTGGATTTACAAAAACAAAAACATAAACATAAACAATGAAACTTTATTCCTCTCGCACAGAACTACAATCCGATATCAACTTTCTACGTTCTATCATCAATGATCAAGAATATCTAAATTACCTCATCATCCAACTTGTCGATTGTTGGAAAGAATCATCTCCAGATTCTCCATGGGTTGGTGAAAATCTAAATGAAGGCGATTTAAACGCAGCAAATACTCTCGTCAAGATTTCAAAAGATACAGGTAAAAGTAACCAATGGAAAGGCGAACATACAGTATTTTATCAAGTAAATGATCATTCCTACAATCTAAGAAGTAAACGTTAATTATCATTCTCACTATCCGTCTCTACCTGAATATTAATACTTGAGTTCATATCGGTTTTTGAATAATCTAACTTTTCGTCCTCTTTTAATAATTTATATTTTTTATGTTTATCATATAAAAATGATTCTTCATCATTGATTTTTTGATAACAATTCCGGCTCATACAATTCGATATCTCTATACGACTATCCGATATTTGATCAAAACGATCTTGTATTTTCTTCAAAAATTCTCGTGGTTTTACCGTCCTATATTCAGGATGAATATTTCCAACACTTTCGATCTTATTTTGTAACTTCGCATACGATTTTGCCGTTGTAATATAATTATTCGCATTTTCCTGAAAATTATAAAAATTTTGTATCGCAGCAGTTATCGCAGATACAGTTGTAATTGAACTTAATATTATTTGTTGTTCATCACTTATATCTTCCGTTCCCCAGGTGATTGTTGATGCGACGGCTGTAGATACCACTGTGATTAATCCGAAAAAACGATATAATGAATTATGAAAATCACTTGCTCTCT